TACGGCCTTGCCCCCTGACATAATCTGATCCCGCTGCTTACTGCCTCTTTCTCCCCGACCTCTACGGCGGAATAACCCCAAGAAGCTGCTACCCTCTTCCGCCTGTTGATAGTCTGGACTCGCAATACTGACATCAATAGTATCATTCGCATTCGTATAGAGGGTGATAGTAACAGGATTGACGGTGCTATTGGGAATGGTGGCATGATAGGAGCCGTCTGTGAAACAGAGACTACATGTAGCAGAATTATTGCCCTCGCCTATTACGCGACTTTGTTTACACTTCAGATCTACCTGTTTGCGGAAACACATATCCTTATCGGTAGCAAAGGACTTGGAGGTTCCTATGGTGGGCGTATAGGTGTTGTAGTCTTTACCGTTGATGACATTCACATTCAGTTTCTGTGTCTCACGAGACATGGTATCAAAATAGAGGCCGCCGGTATGTGCCTTTCCATCACTCTTCGTTCCGACATCTAACGCGAGACCACAGTTGGCGGCAAACTCGGGATTATCAAAGGCATTACAGTCGGCAGTATTGATTTTCTCACAGATAGTCTGGCCTATAATCACACCTTCAGGTTGTCTGCTGGGGATTTTAAGAGGCTTTGTTGTACCGGGGATCATGGAAGAATTATAGTCAGGACTGATGGTGGCCTTGATGAAGTTCTGACTATTGGAGGCGCTCAATGGCAGTTGGGGAGTAATGGGATTGATGAGGTTGGCTGCCTTATTGTAATAGGGCTGATTCTCTTGAATGTAGGGGGTGAGTGGACTATCCACGAAATTCTCAAGACGTGTGTCTTGAGAATTGCTCTGTTCTCCGAACATTGGTTCGGAGAACACGAAATTCTCAAGAATGCCGTTCCTGGATAGATAGAGAATGGTACATGCTGCGACCAATAATCCTATAAGTGGAGCCAGTTTCCACATTCGCCTTACTTAACCTAAACAAATTCTTCTTGGCAAGAGTATCATGGGTGGGTTTTTGTCTAGTTTAAAAACTGGTAATGAAGGGACTGAGAATAGAATTGAGACTATAGATGTAGACCCTGTTCCTGAGACAGTTCTGGAACAAACAGTTCCTGTTGTTGTTCTGGAACAAACAGTTCCTGAGACAGTCCTGGAACAGACAGTCCCTGTTGTCGTTCTGGAGCGAACAGTTCCTGTCCCTAACCCAACTGTAGAACTAGCTGTAAATACCACACTGTCTGTGTCATGCCCACCACCTGAGTGTCCTTGTCCTTGTCCCCCTCCTGACTGTCCCTGTCCTTGTCCAAATGTATCCAATATGGAGGGAGAGGATACTACAGATGCTGTAATCACCCCTGTTGTTGAAGTAGTCCAAGAAGTAGTACAAGAAGTAGTACAAGAAGTAGTACAGGAAGTAGCACATGAAGTAGTACAAGACACAGTAATTCCTCCAACTTCTATTACAGAGGTTCCTGTATTAGATGATCAATCACCTTAAAAGAATAAGAAGCATTCTTATAACTCCAAGTAGGCAATTGGCATAATTGTTTCGTTCATTTATTGAAACAAATGAACGAAATATAATTCAAGCAACTTTACCCTTGCCTTAATGTGTTGCTCCGCAACACATTAAGGGCAAGGGGGTAATTACAGTGTTAAGGTTGTTGCTTAGCAACAACCAAAGAGACGGCACTCGCTACATGTTGTCAGGCCTCAACTGCGCCGTCCCATCCAGTTCCCTCGTAATAATTCGGAAGACCATATTGGTCTGTCGGCTCAAATTAATGAGACGTCTAGGATGCACCACTGTATTCTTATACGTATTCAAGTCCGATCCAATATTTCCATTAGCACCACCAAAGCGATAGACCGCCGTGGAGCCTGTTAAAGGACTGGCATACTGGTTCTGAATGATAATGTAGTTGGCATAGCCAATGGTATTGGATCCATTCGCTGTAATCTGAGTATCATTGCCATACGCAATTTGTACCACGAGATGTCCCTCTTCTTGATTAATCCAGGTCGTGAAGTCCTGAATGGCCGCCGAGACATTATTGTTCGACAGGTCATATCCGCCAATGCGAATGCGATCTCCCACAGCGACCTGGAAGCGACTAAAGTAATTGGTAGTTTGAATCATGAAATACTCAGGTAGTGCCGAAGAACCGCCATTATAGGGTGTGATACCGATAGAAGAACAGTCAAAAATACCACTAATATCAAAGGTATCTGCCGTCTGGCTTAGAATGTCTCCATTGGGCTGAAGGAGGTCAATAGAGAGGCGCTGAAGGGTGGACAGGGGGGCCGGAGCATACACCTTTTGGCACTTTAAGAACTTTGGAATGAGGGCGGTAAAGCCACGACTGTCTGTCTGAGAAGGGCTGGTACCAGGGTCCGAATACCAGTTGGCATCGTACTGGAGAACACCGAAGGCCCTATCTAAGAAGTTGTCGGACCCGTAGTTATTGTTCTCCAGTTCTGGAATGCGAACAGAGACATAGGGCATGGACAGAACATTCACTTGATAATTCGTATTGTTGGACAAATCAGCACTCTTCTGTATCAAGGTCTGGAGACCCTCAATGGGCAGAATGGCCTTAATCAATTCAATGCGTACAATGTTCTTGAAGCGTTCCTGAACGGACACCTGAGGATTCAAGCTTTGCCCATTTGCCGCCGGGTCAAAGATGACCGAGAACGAATAGCGATTGTCCTTGACATTTCGGAGCCAATCTCTGTCGCCGGAATAGACGAAGAGGTTGTTCTCAACCTCTCTGTAGGTCACCCTGGACTCCTGGCGAATGAGGTAGTCCTGGGGCAGATTGGACTTCAAGTTGCTGATGAAAGGAGGAATGGTTAGGGTAGGATCTGAGTTGGCATCACCAAGTCCTCTCGGCCCCGGATTGCTGACAAGAGAGGCCACTAGTTCTCGGCCATCGGGAGGAACAATGAGAGGCATGTCAAGAGGACGAACAGTGTTCCGGCGTTCTGACAACACAATGTCGGTGGATTTGTTCTGGCTGGCTTGACCGAGGCGGAAGGAATCGTCGGCGGCTATCCGTTTTATGGGCCCAGGATCCATCCGACCCATACTGTCAATCGCAGAATTGGCCTGACGCAACGCCTCTTCCTCTCTCGCCTTCTTGGCCTGTTCGTACAGGTCCACCGATGTAGGTCCATCTTCATCCAAGGCAATACGAAAGTCGGGCATAGGAGGGGCCTTTGGCTGATTGCTCTCTCGGCGTTCGTTCTGAAGCACCTCATATCGTTGGCCAGTTTCCAGATAGAGTTGAGGTTGTTGTCCTTGCTGTCCTTGCTGTCCTTGTGTTATAGCGTATTGTGGCGCCGATGCTGCGAGTGGATTGGCCTGAGTCACAATCGTTCTAGTAGGTGTCTGGGGCGCCTGTTGGATAATGTTCTGACGCTGAAGATACTTGTTGAAATCCTGGCTCGTCACCTTCACAATTTCCCTGTTCAACAAAGGAAGTTGCTGGTCGCCCTGGGCCTCATAGACGGCCTCCACATAATGGTCCAAGGTGCGTTCTAGGCGGTCCAGTTGTCGCGCATTCAAACGATTGCCAGTGCCCTCAAATTCCTGTACAACTACCTGTTGGAGGGAGGTCCTATTTTTCTGACTAAAGAGGGCCATACGAACTGCCGATGGTTGCCGGGACATCTACATTTATGTTGATATAAAGCGATTAAGGCACACGCATTAGGTAAATAGAACCTTCCTCAAGTCCAACATAAATCGGTCAGGCACCACCTCTTTCACATATTGCTGAAAGGGGATTCCGGCAATCATACAGATTATGAAGTACATGCTGTACATGCCACATTCCGTATTACTATTCTGAAATTTCCGGGCATTGTAGCCGAGCGTGGCATTTGGTGTCTGGAGGCGAATAAAGCGCATGAGCCGGGCAATGAGGGCGGGAGGTTTCATGCCATAACTGTCCGAGTAGCCCACGAAGGGGTGTTCAATGTCCTTCAAATCAATATATAGTCCGACCCAGTGACTTCCGCCCTTGAAGTGAGGATCCAGATTGAAAATGAAGCCGAGACCCCGAATCCCTTTTTCATGTTCATGGCGCAAGTCCAGTTTACAGATTTCCGGGTGCATACATTGCTTCACCGTTTTATCGGTGAGATAGGGGTCGGGAGCGGAGAAGTCAATCGGGAGCGCTCCCATGAAGCGGAACCAGGGAAAGGCCTCTTCGTACTGTTTCATGACGTCGGCAATCTGAATGTTGTCTAGCCAGGTATCGGGCTTCTGGAGCCATTCGGTGGGGTATTTCGGACGCAGATATTGGCTTCGGAGGGCCTTCTTTTCCGGCTCGGAAATGGAGGACTTGTCAATCAGGCAGTGCTCATCGTCTGGCTTACAACCACTCTCATTCTGTAAGAGTCCCCGTTTCACGGACAAAGGAAGGCACTGCCCCTTGGCCTTTATACCCACCTTTGGATGACAGGCGCCGACCTCTTCTAGACTAAGATGACGCTTGACTCCTTTTACTGCCTTTGTTGTTTTTCTTAGGCCTTTCTTATGTTTCGTTTTTCTCTGTTTCTTAGAAACAGAGAATGGCATTCCCCTATTAGATAATCATATTTTAATAGTACTATCTGATAGGGATTATGGGAACACATAACTTTGAACAGTCCAATGTGATATTAATGATTTATAAACAGATCTGTATTGTGGTCGGGATTATTCTGCTGTTCCTGTTTGGAATTGATACGGCTCGTAGCTACATTCTCCCCTCACAATGGAAAGTGGCAAAGGGAACTAGTAGTAGCGTCAGCAATACTGAAAACAATTAATACTATAAGATAGAGATGGACGCCAGTTCTACAGGACCTATTATCGCAATGGTGCTAACCTGTATCACCTTTTCAATTCTGTTCGGACTCGCCTTTTACCAAATGAGTATCATGACGGGGTCCAAGGATGACTATGCCGATGTTAAGAAACAGGTTAGTTTGATTATGGGCTTGGTGATTGCTGGCACCTTGTTCCTGGGTATTTTTGCGGTTCTGGTGTGTATGCAGTTCGTGGATACGGTACGTGTAGCCTATGCCTCTATTTTTATTTCGGTCTTTGCCTCCTGTATGTCCTTTGGGGCCTTGGCTACGGCGGCGATTACACGTTAGTGGTTATGAAGCAAGCGTCATAAATGGTACCAGTAGAGAGCCTTGCTCTCTACCACTAGTGTTTATGTCGCTAACGACATAAACGGTACCAGTAGAGAGC